GCAAATGGATAGTTTATTTAATAGCTTCACTAGGCATTACTTCGTGTGCAACACATTATGTAACCGAGTACAAAATAGAAACTCCACAAGGTAATTTTTATGTTAATAAAATGGATTTCGTTATAAAAAATGATTCTATTTTTATGATAGAAGTAAACACTAACGGCGATATAAGGAGAGGTGGTTCTTTTAAACTAAGCGAGGTAAATTTTAGAACTAAATAATTGAATTATGAGCAACAAGAAAAAAAGAAGACCGATAACGCAACACGTGGATATACACGCTATACCGTACACAACACACAAACAAGCTATTGAATTGTCAAAATTACATGTTGACAATAAACCAATAAAATATTTAACAAAATAAGTATTTTTGGTTTTTATAAATTAATTTTGTAATTTTGGCATTATGAGCGCACCAAAAGGAAATAAAAACGCATTGGGAAACAACGGAGGATGTCCGCCTTACTATGACGGAAATAAACCCGAAGATATTGAAAAATTATCTAAATTATGTATTGATTACTTCGGACAATTACCCAAGGTAAACGAGCCTCCAACAGTTACAGGACTTACTTTATTTTTAGGCTTTGAGTCTAAAACAACACTATACGAATACGCAAAAAAATTAGAGTTTTCGAACCCAATAAAAAGAGCTTTGTTAAAAATAGAGCAATATCACGAGATAGCAACGTCAATGGGGGATAAATGTACAGGTAACATATTCATCCTTAAGAATTTCGGATGGAAAGACACTGTAAATACAGAACATTCTGGGGAAATTAAAACTACTAACTTAGATAATTTATCAACTGACGAGCTTGTTTTAAGAGCTAATGCAGTTAAAAAATTAAATGAATAGACACGAATTTGATATTTATTTAGAGCTTTATAAGAGAAAAGCTTATGATAAAATCCCCATTGGAGCATATACTAATGGGGATTACTTTTATTGCACTAACAAACAAGTTCATACTTTAGAATTACTTTCAGATGAAATTACCACATCAATAGGTTATGGAGGTTCTGCTAGGTCAGGAAAAACAGTAATTGAAGTAACTGCAATTATATTTGATTGTTATTGTTTTTCTGGTATTGCATGGGGTTTAGCCAGAAAAGAACTTACTACTTTGAAAAGAACGGCTTTATTAACTCTTTTTAAGCAGCTTTCTTTTTACGGTATATTTCAAGATATTGATTATAATTATAATCAGCAATTAAACAAAATAACCTTCAATAATGGGAGTGAAATATTTTTAATAGACACAGCTTATAAACCAAGCGATCCATTAAATACAAGGTTTGGAGGTTTTGAGCTGACAAGATGCGCAATTGATGAAAGCAACGAAACAGCGCAGGAAGTGATTGATAAGCTTTTTGAGCGTACAGGGTGGAGGTTAAACGAAAAATACGCATTGAAAAGAAAAGTTTTTGAATGTTTTAATCCTGCTAAAAATCATGTTTACACTAGGTTTTACAAACCTTTCGTAAATGCTTGTGAAACATTATATAGAAAATTTGTTTTAGCTTTGCCAAGCGATAATCCTAACCCAGCCGTTGCGGAATGGATAAGAGATATGTTAGCCGACAATAAAATCCCTGAAGCTACAAAACAGCGTCAAATTTATGGGAATTTTGAGTATGATGACAATCCTAATGCTCTTTTTGATTATGATTCGATTTTAGACTGTTTTACAAATTCATTCATAAAAAAAACAGGCGTAAAATATTTAAGTGCTGATATTGCTTATTTGGGCTCAGATTTATTTGTGATCGGCATTTGGGATGGTTTAGTTTTGGAAAAAGTAATCGCAATAGAAAAAATAGATGAAACTTTTATAGGGCAAAAAATTGAAGAACTTAGAATTTTATATAAAGTGAAATCTACAAACGTAATTTATGATGCCGATGGATTACGGAAGTTTGTGAAACAATCAGCAAAAACAGGATTATTAAAACTAGCTATTCCTTTTATAAACAATTCCATCCCGCTAAAAGTTGAAGGCAAAAAAGAGGAATATAAAAATTTAAAAGCGCAGTGCTATTTTAAGCTTTCAGACATGGTTAATGATGGATTAATTTATGTTGAAGATCAGAATTATAGAGATCAAATAATTTCAGATTTAGAGAACATAAACCGTGCCACAATGTCGGATGATGGTAAATTAGCTGTTGAAAGAAAAGCCGATTTAAAGGAAAGAATAGGGCGATCACCCGATTTTAGCGATATGATGATGTTTAGAATGTGGTTCGAAATTAAAGGAGAAAAGAAAAAGAAAATAATTTGGTAATTAATTTATTATATTTGTACATAAAAATATTTTTTCATTATGATATTCAAAGACGATTTAGAGGCGATTGAAGCGATAAAAAAACATCAAACATTGACTCCATTATGGAAAGAAATGCGCGATTATTCTGTAGAATTAAAAGCTTTAGTTAATGGAACGGGTTTTTTAGAGGAATTGATTTGTAAAATTGAAGGAATAGAAAGCGATAAAAAAGCAAAAGCAAGGGCAAAATATTCTAAAAACATTAAGTCAATGTTTAACCGTTTGTTTCAGCCTATTGATAATATTTACTATGCTTCTGGGGGATTGAAAGATTACGACATCAAAGAATCGATTAAAAAAGATTTCCTTTCTAAAATTGCTAATATTCGTGATAATAAAACCCTTTCCGAATGGGTGCAACAAAATGCAATTCAGTTATTCAATACCGACCCAAACGGTTTAATTTTCATTGAATACAAAGAAGCAGAAGCATACCCTACTTACAAATCAATTGATGCAATTCGTTACTACAAATCAAAGGGGCAAATTGTTGATTTTGTAATATTCGAGCCTTACACTAAAGAAACAAAAATATATTGGCGAATTGTTGACGATGCAAAGGATAGATTATTTTTGCAATCAGGAAACGAATTTATACTACAAGAGGAAAAAACATTCGACAATCCTTTCGGACAAGTTCCTGCATTAATTTGTTCAAATTATAACATCATTGGTCAAAAAAATAAATTAGCTGCTATTGATGGTATTTTAGACGATGCTAAGGAATACGCTAGGGATCAAAGTTTTTTAACGCTTTACAAAGTTTACAAGGGTAATCCTATTTTTTGGAAGTATGTACAGTATTGTGGTGATTGCAACGGTTCAGGAGTTAATGACGATAAAAAGTGCAACACTTGCAACGGACACGGAAAATACGTAGGTAAAAACGATGTTACTGATGCTGTAGAGTTGCCAATCCCAGACGATAACGAAAGCCCTGTTATTGCGCCAAATATCGCTGGATTTATTAGCCCTGACTTAGATGTATGGACTAAGTACGAAGAAACTTTAAAGTTAACGGAAGAACAAATTTATAAATCGCATTGGGGTACGATGTACGGGATGCAACTTGATAACGCTAGAGGACAAAAGACAGCTACAGAAATTATAGCAGATAAACAGCCACTTGAAAATCAATTAAATAAATACGCTGATTTTTGCGAGTATATTGAATGGAAGTTATCTGAATGGTTGCTTAATTTTTACGACCCTGAGAAAAATAAAAACGAAAGCGCAATAACCATAAATTTAGGTCGTAGATATATTATTGAAAGTTATGATATTTTATTAGAACGTTACGAAAAATCAATAGTGGCGCAAGAAAACAATACTGTTTTAGATAAGCTATTTACGGAATACTTAGGTGCTAAATACCGAAATAATCCAATAGATTTACAAGCTAATTTAGTCAAAGCGCAGGTAGAACCTTATTTGCATTTGCAATTAAAAGATGTAATTACTATTTTTGGGAATGAAGAAGCACAAAGAAAAGTATTATTCCAAAAGTTTTGGCAAACAGTTAAAATTTTTAACGATGCCAACAAAATCCAAAAAGAGTTTGATACTTGGTTTGAAGCCAATAAGAAATCAAATCCAACACAAGTAAAAATTTAAAAATTAAATACAATGAACAATCAAACACAATTAGTCGGTATTTACCGATTATTTAAATTAGGCAGAATGTCAGGTAATGCATTTAGTAAGGACATAAAAATTAACGAAAGAGGGCTTCATCCCGTGCATCATTCATTTGCGGAAGATTCAAACGCAAACCACACAATTAATGGGCTTTGGTATGAAGAAGATCAAGAAGCTACAAGGCTGTATTGGTCTAAACAACCTTATGACTTAGAAAAAGAATATACTAAGTTTGAAGAAGTCAAAGAAGAAAAAGAAATGACCCCAGAAATTAAAGAAGTTCACGACAAGCTATGTTTAATGTCAAAAGAGGAACTTATTGAATTTGCAGAAAAAAATGAATACAAAATCAAAAAAACAAAATCAGCTGAAAATATTTTAGCCGAAATCATTGCTCAAGTAGAAATTTAAAAAACAAAACATGTTAGAAAATCAGAAAGAAATAGAACAAGCTTTAGGTCTGGAAGAAGGCAAGTTATCCGAAATGATAACGAGCGAAGAAAAACATACGATTGACCTTGCTCCTTTGGTAATCGAGAAAAAAGAAATATACGAGGAACGTATTTCTAATATTAAAAAAGAGGAATACAAACACGGTCAAGATAAATTCTTTAAAACCGTTCGTGATGAATTTGGTTTAGAAGTTACCGGGGGGAAGACACCCGAGCTTTTGGTAAGCCAATTAAAATCATTTGTAGAAGCAGAAAAAGAAAAAGGCGGTGCTGAACCTGAGGAGAAATATAAAAAAGCAGTTGCCGAAAAAGCCGAAGCATTAGCCAAGCTTAACGAGGTAAACAATGAATTTGCTAATTTTAAAACTAACATCGAAAAAGAAAAAGAATTTAGCGAAATCAAATCAGAGTTTACTAAGCACGTTCCTCAAAATGTATTAGTTTCAAAGAATACTATCTTTGTAGAAGCAAAAGAAAAAGGTTATTCATTCGAAAAAGAAGAAGGCAAAGTAGTTGTTAAACTAAATGGGCAAACTCAAAAAGACGAAAAGACACTTTCTCCTATTTCAGTTGAAACATTTGTAAAGAACTTTATAACGCCTTACATTGGTAAGCCAGAAGGCGGACGCGGAGAAGGCGACCAAGTACCACCATCAAAAGCGGGTTCATTCGAAGCCTTTGAAAAAGAAGCCGAAAAAGCAGGATGGAATGATTCGGAACGAAATGAAATTATGGCTAAAAGATTAAAAGACGGTTCTTTAAAAATGTAACAATTAAAAATTTATTTATACATTTATATATTTATGAAAACACTTAGAATTATTAATCAGGATTTAGACAGTACAGAGATTTCAAGAAATATCTGTTTAGAGGGCAATGACTATGATCTTATTTTTAAGGTTGAAGATAATGCCGTTAAAAAAGAATCAGAAAAAGATAATATTTTTCAATTTACAATGAAGCAATATTTTTCAGGCGAATTTACAGACGATACAATAGTAGTTTTTGTTTGTGGAAAAAATAAAACGCATCCAGTACGAAATTACGAGGTGGCTTATATAATTAATGAAGAGGGGAAAACAATAGACCGAGTTTACGGTCAATATCATAAACGCTAATTTAAAAGGAGAGAGATTAAAAGCGAATAAAATTAATTATTCGCTTTTTTGTTTATATTAAATATAAATTACTACATTTGTTAAATATTTAGCGGTAATGCTATACAGGGATTAGAGCGGTAATGCTCAGTAAAACGAATATTATTAATTTTAATACTTTGCAAGATGCCAAATAGAGTCACAGCAAATTTTGTTAAGGCGCAAGCTAAACTTGTTCAAGCCTTCCAATCTTCTGAACTTAGATTCAGACACCCAGCTACATACTTAGCTTTAAAACAAAACTCTACAATTATGTTCCCTAACTACGAGGAACTTAGAAAAAGAGAGGATAGAGTTATAGAAACAAACTACGCAACACGATCAAAAAGAACTTTAGGAACTGCCAGAACGCATAATCACACAGGAGTAAAAGGCGACACAGGTATATTAACTCCTACTTGGGGCGTTAATTCAGATGTATTTAACATGTCGTTAAAACAAGCTGATACTTCTTTATACAATGCGCAGGAGCAAATGAATTTAGAAATTCAAAATGTTGTCTCTAATTTTATGGAAGGTTACGAAACACAAGCTACTGCTTACTTGTTTGCTAATCGTTCAGGTGTAAACATCGGAACAGCAGAAGGGACTTTCGATGCGGTAGATAAGGTGTTCGAGATAGCAACCGCTAACGAAAGCAGAGCTATTCAAATAGCAAAAATCAACATTAACGCAAATAAATATCCTGAAGGGGCTACCGTTTTTTGTGATTCAATCTCTTACGCTAAATTCGAGTATCAAGCCGCTCAAGGAGCGCAAAACAATACTAATTTATCTTTCCAATTTAACGGTCTTACTTATGTTCATTCTGTTGAATTAGGAGCTTTGGCAGCGGCTTTAGTTTCTGCTTATTCAAAAGGGTTTTGGATTGTAGTCCCGACAGGAACTGTAGCGGTTTTGCCTTGGATTCCGAAACAAAACAGAATAGGTATTGAAACGAAAGAAAACGTTTATACTAGCTTGCTAAATCCTGTTGATGGAGAGACGTACGCCGTACACTCTTACGAAACTAGAGCAGATGATTCAGCTAATAATGGATATACACAGGACGTAGTTACGCAATATCAAATATCGCAGGATTTAGCGTTTGCAAAAGCTCCGCTTAGTACAGTAAACGAAACGCCTATTTTAGCTTACGGAATAGTATAATGATTAATATAGCAAAAATACAAACAAGTTTAATCGGGTTGATTGGTTTTAAACAGCCTTTCAATCCTGATTACGCTGTTGTTGATGCTGGAAATTTATTGTCTTCTTCTGGTTACTTTGTTACAGACAATCCTTATGTTAAAATCGAGTATATAAAAGATACACAAGACTATGTTAGTATTTCAAATGCAGATTTCAACTCGGTTTTGACACAAATAAAGCAGTCTGCAATATCAAACGTTTGCAATCAGGTTTTTTCAGAATATGATTTCTTGGATAGAAATCTTTTATTTAAAAATGCATCCAAAAAAGTAAATACAAATACTTTACCTATTGGGTTCGTCGGCTACAAAATAGAAGTTGGTAATACAAAAAATGTCGCTTTTAAAATTAACCGCGTTCTTTTGGATTTTGAAGGAACTGGGGCTATAAAGTTATTGCTTTGGAATACCGCTTCTTTAGAACCATTGCAAACAAAAGAAATTGAAATAACAACGGATCATCAAGAACAAACTTTAGATTGGGTCTTAGACAATTCTGGAAACACTTACAAGGGAGATTATTTCATTGGCTATAACACAGCTGATTTAACAGTAACGCCTTTCGCTAGAGACCACGGAAATGGTAATGTTATGAGTAGTTTCAAATATTTAGAAATTAATCAAATATCGGTTAATGGACACGATTCAGAAACTCTTTTTGACATATCTACTTATGATGGTCTTTCGGAAGCTACGGGTTTGAATTTTGATATTTCTGTTTTTGATGATTACACCGACTTCGTTATTAATAACAAGGTGTTATTCGCAAGAGCTATTTGTTTAGAGGCTATTATTTTATGTTTAAGAATATATATATCTTCTTTACGTAGTAATTCAAACGAAATAAACGCTGAGCAACTTTATAATGAAATAATTGTAGAATTAAACGGAACTACTGACAGTGCATCTGTAAAAATTAAGGGACTAAACGCCCAATTATTAGGAGAAATTTCAAGCATTAAGACAGAAATAAATAAATTAAAAATAGGAGTAAAAAAAACAGGTCAAATATTAGTTTCGACATTGATATGAACAATCTAAAAACAACTCCTGTAGGTACTGATTTAGCTATAGCAAAGATTCAGAAAATTCTTTACGACAAATTAACAATGCTTTGGAGCGGTAATTTAGAAGCGTATCCGAGGTGTTACATTGTAAGAAGAGAAAAGTTAACTACAATTGAATACTATCTAGGTGATAAAGAGTATGGTAATTTAGTAAGTACTGAAAAGAATAAATTTTTTTTTGTTGCTGAATCTGATAAAACACCTGAAAGCAAAGAAGACTTTCATTTATTTAAACAAGATGTACAATTATATTTTATTCTTGATTTAAAAGAATGTTATCCAAGCATTACGCATAGATGCGATGAAGAGGTTAGACAAGATGTTTTAAATATTTTATCTAAAATCAATTGCGAAGTATCAAAAGTGGTCGTTGGATTGAAAGATGTGTTTAATCAAGTTTCTTACAAAGAAACTTTCGACACACAACCTAAACATTGCTTTAGGATAGATTTAATTTTACATAATATTAAAACTTATAAAACCTGTTAAAATGGCAAAAGAAGAAGTAAAAGAAATTGCGCAAGAAAAAGCAGTCGAAACAAAATCGTTTAAAGTAACAAAGTCATTCACTTTAGATAAGTTCTATAATCGAGGGAGTGTTTTTGTTTCTAACAACAAAGAGATAATTGAAAAATTAATTAACAATAAAAACATAAAATAATATGGCTTTAATAGACCAAATTGACAAATTAGCATGCGGAGCTTCTGGTACTTTAGGTACAGGAACTATGGCTTGCCCTATTGATTGGGATAGGATCACAACGTTAAAATTAACTCCTAAAAATCTTTTTTACACGGACGAGGATAATTTAAATAGCGTACAAACCGCTCAGCAACAAGGAAAAGCCGTTATTATCAATAATATAGATAGTTTTGTCTTAGTTCCTCAAGAAGTTGTTTATGATACCACAGAAGGATCGGGTAAGAAATCAGTATCTGGAGAGATGCCTTACGAGTACACATTGACTTTCAAAAACCAAGGGGAAAACTTTTGGAAAGCAATGAGATCGTATGATTCTCAGGGCGGGTACGATGTCACTTTCTACGACGTAGAAGGAAATGAGTTTTTTACAGAAACTAAAGCTGGTAATCCAAAAGGCTTTGCTACATACTTGATTAAGACAGGGCAGTACAAGGGAAAAGAGGGGAATACTCCCGCTCAATTTACGACAACAATTCAATTGTCTGACTACAAAGAAATGGAAAGAATGCGTTTTATTTCTTCTAACGAATTAGATTATTCTGCACAAAGTGATTTATCAGGCGTGAATGAAGTGTTTGTAAAAGTTTCACCAATTGTAGCTGGAGCAACGACTATTACAGTAGATGCGTATCTATTAGACAGAACACATTCAGTAGATGGTTTGTTGACAGGCGACTGGGAATTGACAAGAAACGGATCTGTACTCGCTCAGACTGTTGTGCAAAACGCAACTACAAAAAAGTATGTGTTTACGGTGACTTCTAACACAGCTTTAGACGTTGTAACGGCTAGATTGAAAAACACGGTTTTAACACCATTAGGAGTCTTGTACAAATCGAACATTGCTGAGGCGATAGTTTCATAAATTAATTTAAAAGTAAGGATAATTTAAGCCGTTGCGATTTTGTAACGGCTTTTTTTGTATTTTTGTGTACATGGGCAATAACATTCAAAATAAAATCAAAAAACTTGAATATATTAGAGATAATATGTATAAGGAAGCTGATAAAATATTGAAGAAATATGAAAAAGATATTGCCCTGCTCAATTATAATCAAATGCGAGACGGTTTGGGAAGTGATAATAAGCCGTTGTTTAATGTGCTTCAAGAATATAAAGGAACTTACGCAAGTGGCTACAAAAAAACAGGTCTTTATGATTTCTTTGAAACAGGGAGTTTTAAACGTGGTTTATTTGCGAAGGTATCAAACAACACCGCTATAATTGACAGTAAAGGCAAAGGAACAGGCGAAAAGTCTTTATTCATAACGAGTTATACTAATTTATTTGGGCTTGACGATTACAGTATTAATTTACTTAGAAAAAAAATAATGCCTGAATTACGGGCTACCTTAAAAGCTAAATCATGACAAAAGTATCAAACCTTCCGAACCACTTCGCAACGATTGAAGACTTGACACTGTACCGTTGGTACAGATACACCTCTACAAAAGATAATAATTGGTTTTTGGTGAATTACGACGGCAGACAAACAAAAATTGATTCGGAAGAACTTAAAGAAGTTGAAAAATCAATTCAAGATCAATACTTTAAAGCCGTAGACGATAGATCGTTTTCGTCTAAAATGCAAAAATGGAGTAAAATTGACTGGTTAAAGACAAAATCCCAAACGTGTAGTTTTTTGTTAGATGAATTAAGCATGACTATTCAATTAGAATTAGATCCAGAGGCAAAAAAATATTTAGATTATTTGACAGATAGACGTTATAAAATAATTGCAGAGCTAAAAAAATGGGGCTTAAAATTTCCTGTGTTAAACAGTTTGAAAGATGATTTATTATTGATAATCGATTTTAGAAACGTGTTAAAAGGAATAGTGACAGAGATAGCGATAATAGCAAATGAATTAAAAGACGATGGTCAAAAAGAAACTAGCTCTTTATACGGAATGATAGCAATAGCAAAATCACAATTGTCTGGATATGAAATGAATCCTAAAATAATGTGCGTTGCTGAATGGATAGAAATATGTAAAATATTGGATAAAAAAGCAAAACAAAATTAAACGATGGCAGACGATAAACCGATTATAGATTTTGGAACAGCTCCAAGAGATCTACAGCTAGTGATTGACAAATTGAAATTAGCCGACGGGGTTATAGTAAAAATTTCAGAAAATGCTTTAAAAGCTGGAAGAAATCTTTCTGCGATACAATTACCCAGTGATTTGGCTAATTTCACAGCTGAAAACCAGCGATTAACAGCGCAAATACAAGCACAGGCACAGGCTTTGTCGCAATTGCAAACGCAATATAATAATCTTTCCCAAAACAGAAGAACAGCGAGTGGAGTAATCACACAAGAGCGTGTAGATGCTCAGATATTAAACGCAGAAAGACGTAGGGAGTTGACTTTATCAAGTCAAGTGGCTGGGGCTTACAGAAAACTGTCTGCTGAGGTAGCAGTCGCCTCTAGCAAATATCAAGACCTGATAGTAAGAGGTCGCCAAGCTAGACAAAGTCAAGCCGATTATAACAGGCAGTTGGCGGAGGCTCAAAGGGATTTTAGAACTCTTCAAAACAGGGTTTTAGCCGCTGATAATGCAGTAGATAAATGGAACAGAACGAATAAGCGAAGTATTGGTTTAATGGGTGATCTTTTAGGCGCATTCGGTTTGGCTGGCGGGATCGCTATGTTTGCAGGATTATCCAAAGGATCTTATGATTTGATTAAAAACATGCAATCGTTAGATTTAGCTTTGAAATCAGTAACAGGAACTTCTGAAAACTTCTATGCACAACAAGTTTTTTTAAATTCTATAGCCGAAAAACACGGACTAGAAATAAATAATCTAACTAAGCAATATACATCTTTTTATGTAGCCGCAAAGGACAAGCTAGGGAACGCTAAGATACAGCAGACGTTTGAAGATATAGCACGATCAGGATCTGCTTTAGGATTGTCAAATGAAGCATTAGAAAGGTCTTTTATGGCTGTAAATCAAATGCTTAGTAAAGGAACAGTAGCAAGCGAAGAACTAAGGGGGCAGTTGGCAGAATCGATGCCTGGGGCTGTGCAAGCAATGACAAAAGCCGTTCAGAAGTTACACCCAGAAATTAAAAACCTAACCGAAAAGGGGCTTTTTGAAATGATAAAAGCGGGCAAAATTTTAGCCAGCGACGTACTCCCTGAGACAGCGAAACAATTGACTTTAATAACAGGAGCTGACAGCGCATCTAAAATAGACACAATTACTAAATCAACCAACAGGTTAAAGGACGCGTGGACTGATTTTATTAGATTTTTAAGCGAAAACGATACTGTTGTAAGTTCTTTTTTTAGTGGCGCAACCAAAGGGGCTACGTTATTTTTAGGCGGGTTAAAAGAAATTTTAGCCACCCAAGGTCAGGTAAATATGATAAAAGAAGGTTCTCAATTTCAAGAAGCTTATAACGAGTTTAATAGTTCTTTTGAGAGCCAGCATGGAAGCGATACAGTTAAACAACAAATTGATTTCTTAAACAAAGAAAAGAAAGAGCTTGAAAGCTTTGTGAAAGACACTCAAAAGGATGTTGACAAGTTGACTAAAAAAATACAAGATGCGCCTTGGTACTCCCCAGAATTAGAGCTAAAAGATGAGGCTGCGGAGTTATCAAAAATGATAGGTAAATCAAAAGGCGAATTAAAAGCAATTGAGGATAGACTTTTAGAAATAGCCAACCCTAAGAAACCTACAGGCACAAATTCTGGAACCGAATCTAAAAAAGCAATTGAAGATCGTTTAAAATCGCTTTACGATGCAAACAAAAAAGAATTAGAGCTACAACTTGTAAAAGCAGATATAATTCTAAACAATGACGATAACTATTATACAGATAGGTTAACAGCTTTAGACAAGGACAACAAAATTAGATTACAAATAGCAAAATTAGATTATGACGAACATTTTAGATTGGCAAAAGACGATAAAAACAAACAGCGTTCAGCGGAAATTGACTATCAAATAGCTGTTTTAAATATTGCAGAAAAGTATGGAAAAGAGCGTATTTCATTAGAGAAATTACAGTTAAAAGCTATTGAAGCGGTAAAACCTAAAGCAGATGATTCTTTAAAAGAAAGTGCTGAAAATGCTATCAAACAACTAGAACAGCAACAGGAAGCGGTAAAACAATTAGCAGAACTTTACAAAGATTTACAAAAAAACACTCAGGATTGGTTGGGTTCATTTTCTTCCGAGTTTTTACAAAACAGCGGTTTTGGAAGTTTAGAGACTTTTATGGATGGAACTTTTGCAAAATTAATGGCAGGAGCTGATACAACAGCGGAAAGATTTGCAGTTGCTTTTAACGCTATTGCCGAAACGGCACAAGAAACGTTTAATTTTATTTCCGAAGCATCAAATAAAAATTTCGATAACGAAAAGCAACGATTGCAGGATCAATACAATGTTTCATTAAAATACGCAGGAGATAATAAAGCAGCGCAAGAAAAACTTGCAGAGGATTTAGAGAAAAGCAAAAAAGACATTGATTACAGAGAGGCTAAAGCGAAACAAAAGCAAGCAATATTTAATATAGCCATAGATACAGCACAAGCGGTAATGTCAGCAATTTCAGAAAGTCCTTTAACTTTAGGGCTTCCATGGTCGGCGATAATTGCGGGGATGGGATTAGCACAAGCCGCTATGGTGGCAGGTCAGGAAATACCACGTTATTTTATGGGAGGAACGCATGACGGAGGTTTAATGATGGTGAATGACGGAGCGGGAAGCAATTACAAAGAAACTATTGTAACTCCTGACGGTAAAATAATGAAACCACAGGGGCGTAATGTTGTAATGAATGCGCCAATAGGTACTGAAATTTTTACGCATGATCAATGGAATGAGCAAATGAACAACATGTTGAAAGGTAACGGTATTAATTGGAGCGTTCCTGTACAACAACAAAATGGAATTTCTAAAAGCGATATGAAAGAAGCTATGCTGGAAGCTATAGGAGAACAGCCACAATATCATACTAATTTTGATGAAAATGGAGTTATGAAATTCTATGAAAAACGTGGGAATATTACACGAATTACAACAAACAGAAGTAACGGGAGGGGAATTAAATTTTAAAACATGGCTAACGAGAAATTTTGGTTTTTATTTCCAAACGAGATTGAAAAAAGAGATATTGATGAACCTATAAACTTCGGAGACGTTGATTTTCAGTTAAATAGAAAAGAAAACGGCATGGGTATGGATGCGTCCATCAGTGGGGGGGAGTTGAAGTTTAAATTTACTATTCACCGAAATCACTATTTAGAAGATATTTTATATTTATTCCATAAAGATGGTTTTGAAGCCGATTTAAAATTTGGTTTTACTAATGAAGTCGGAGACGAATTTATAGGTGAGGTTGATTTTTACACCGCCGAAACAAATGATTATGACTATTTTGATTGTTCGGTAATTTTGGAGAGTCAAATGCAGATTTTCAAAAGAAGAGCTACGACAAAGGTAGATTTATTTTCAAGCACTACAATTGACGGTGAGCCAATAACTCCACTAGTTCCTATTCCTATGTTACTACATGCTAAACCAGTAGAACAAATTTCTGAGTGGTCACAGCCTAATGTATTTTTTTCTGAATTAGTATCCACGTCATTTGGCATCTTATTTAGAAAAGAATTCTTTCAAATAAACCCTATTCAGAATATTGTTTTATCAGGAATAGAGGATTCCTACACTTTTTTTACAACCAAACAACAATCACCAGAGGTGTTTACTGACAATTCTTTCAAGGTGTTGATGGCAAAATCAACGTTAAATAATGTTGTTGTAAATATCATTAAATTAGAGGTTAATTTAGAAACTAGTGCAAGTATAGGGATTCCGTCTATAGTTGGATACGCTATTTTTAGTTTAAAAATAGCGAAAGGAGTTGACTTTAATACCGCTGAAAAAACGACCGTGTTTACAAAAAAACTACAAGGAGACGGGCAAATTTACTCATTGAAAAGTGATTTTACTTTTAATTTAGGCGTTGTTGAAAGAGGTTCTTTTATATGGGTTTGGTACGAATGTGAGGTTTACGCACCTGGTTCTGCTCCAGGGTCTTTAAATAGTTTTTCTTTGAATGTTTTTTTGCCCAGCGAAACGAGATTAAAAATATCTTCAGAATCAACAGCCTATAATTCAACACCGTTAACATTTAGATTAATCGATGTAATGCGCCAAATAGTAAAATCAACATCAAATTTAGATATTTACGCACCTAGATATGAAAATGCAGGACAATTCTATGATACTGTAATTACTAACGGAAAATTATTAGGCGGTAATGTAAACGACCCCTTTTATGTTAATTGGGAGGATATAGAAAAATCAATTAATCCAGAACATAATGCTGATTCTGAAATACAATTAGACAAACGTGTTTTTGTTGGGATTGAAGCTGATTATTACACAAATGAGGAATGCTGGTTTTTCGATACTACGCAGTTTTCGGGATTGAAAAAGAAACCGAACCCGATGTACTGCTTAAATGAATTTAAATTTAAATACGAAAAATATCAATCCCAAAAAGAAGCAACCGAGCCAAATTCAGCAAGTACTATACACGGCGAAAGCATATTAACACCTTTTAATAAAAAAGTAGAGAATAGCAAAGAATGTGCTGTTAGTTGGACACGTGATACAATTTTGCTAGACGTACAACAAAGACTATCAACAAAAGTAAGTGAAGATACAGCTACTCAGGATGATGGTACTGTGTTTGCTATAGACACTATTGAAACCCCAAACGACCAAACATTTATCGAAACAACAGAGCTTAGTCATACATGGGTAAGTCCTTTTCTATCGCTTAGAAGTAGTGGGGATATTAATTTTGTGGTTTTAGGAATAAAAGAAGGTACTAGTTTTTCTATACAATCACCTGATCCAAATGCAGGTAATTATACCGTGAGTTCTGTTTCTAATTCCGAATTGAAATTAACACGAATTAGTGGCACGTCTGCACAAAATGGAATTAGATTGACAAAATACACCTACGAGGTTAGAAAGTCAGATGTACCGTTGATGAATAGAACAGACGAAGGATTCAATGTTATTTTGAATCTAACAACACCATCAAAATACTCAAATTTAAGGTACTCAATTCAAAGAAACATTAGAAACTACTGGGGTTCATTTTTGGCCACGGTTAATTTATATCATAAAGATAAACCTATCCGTAATACATATTATAAAAATAACGGAAAATGTTACACCGATTATTCTGGCTTGCAGGTTACGGAAAAAGAAGATTGGATACCAGAAAATCCAATTGTAACCCCTTTTATTTATGAAAATGTAGTTTTTGCAAATGTAGATAATGCTGATTTTGTCGCATTGCAAAATGCATTAAGAACAAGGAGGGGTTTTATTAGAACTATTGATAATAACAACAGAGTAATAAAACTGTACCCTGACAAAATGAGCTATAAGAATAAATCAAGGGAATTGACAATTGCACAAGCAAAAGAAAAGTTTGAAAAGTCTTACTTGACGATTGTAAAACAAAATGGAATTATCACGGTAAACGATGAAACTAAACTACGTAAATTGATTTATAAAGTAGAAGAGGGGAATAGAATTGTATTATTCGACGCACAAAGACAACGCCTTTATAACGGTGTTTATTGGGATAAAGTGGAAATAAACGGAGCGTTACCAGAAACTTTAGAAATACTGAAAGGTTGGTTGGATTTATTAGTATAAACACAATCGCCAAAAGCAAGCACATTTCAATAAAACACGCCTATTATAAACTTTTAAACCTATGCATAATTTTGCATAGGTTTTTTTGTTATATTTGCTTATCAAACTTCAGCAGTTATATGCACGCACCAGTAATAGGATTATTTAAATCAATAGATGAAGCGTTACGCTTCAAGAACTCCCCTGTAAATACACAGTTTATATTTTCGGGAGTTCAATTATTGCCTAATAATCCTATGAAATATATACAAGCGACGAATACAGAAGGTGGCGTTAACTTGGAAGACTGGACAGTTAAAGTAATTTCTGTCTGCTCTGGGGAAGAGTTAGGAGATATTTCCAATTCTTTTATGGTGGAATCCCTTATAAATTCTCCAAACGGTAACCCTCAGATTATATGGTCTTTAGAAAACATACCTATTGATTTTGGTTGGGAATTGATATATATGAAAATTACACAAGTTTCAGGTGAAACATTCTATTCACAGCCTTTCAAAATAACAGCTATAGACGAAGAAAAGACCTCTCAGTTACATTATAAATATAAACGATCTGACGAATACCAATCAATCGGATTAATTATCTGGTTTAACGATGTTGATTTTGTCCAAGACTTAACAGCTTACTACGAAGTTTCAACTCAGAGTTGGGTAACAGCTTCTGTAGAACAGGGGAAAATAGAATATTGGACAACCGCGCTAATGGCAAAATCGGTTTTAATACAATTAAAAGAAATACTAGGACTACCTTATTTCTACATAAATAGCATTCGCGCTAGCTTAAAAGAAACGCCTGAAATTCCAAAAAAATCATCACAAGAAAATTTCGCAAGTATGGAGTTTACTGTTAACTTTCACCCTAACGATGTTTATGAACAACCTGTCCCTGTAAATGGGGATTTCTTAGGTTCTGATTTTGATACAAACGATTTTTTAATTTATAACTAAAACCATGAAAAAATTATTTTTATTACTATTTTTATCCTTATCGTTACAGGCGCAAACACGGTCTGAGATACAAACACAAATCAATACTATCGCTACAGGTGTTCCTAATACCGCTTTAAGAATAAGAACGGTATTATCTATTTTAGCCAACGGGACAGCACAGACAGGCGATGTTAAAGAGATAGATGTTCCTACATCATATATCGCTTTGAATTTTGACTCTTCAGGATTAGGAATTAACGAGTGTTAGGGTTGGGCGATTTGTAATGGATATAATG